TTTATAATATATAAAAGCCCCTTTTGTTGTTTATATTTTATAATTTTATTTGGGTCGTGCATAACTCTCCTAAGTTAACTCCCTAAAGGTGCGGCCCTTCTTTTGACCCTTACTGTTTTTGCTCTATAAGTTCCGCCTGGATTGGCTGGAACCATTTTCTTTGGCGTTGGCTTTCTGGTAATTGTTCCTAATGAAAGATCATATTCACCAGCACGGCCTTTTACATGATTGCCTAATTCAACCATCAATTTTAAATTAAGATCTTTAACTATTGCAGTTGCATTTTTTTCTAATTCTTTTGCAGCCAGGAGATCCTTAACTGTATCTTCAACAGAGGCATCTAGTTCTATAACATCTTCTTTGCCATATGGATCTTTATAAATTTTATGAACATCCTCTGGAACTTTAGCTGGCCAGTAATCTTCTTCCTTAATCCTTCTTTCAAAGTCATTAATCTTTTCAGCCAGAACAGCTGCAAATGTTGGATCTCTTTTAAATACATAAAGTCTAAAATCTGTTGATTGATAGAGAACACTTACAACGCCCCAATCGTAATTCATAACTTCCATCTGGCCTTGCATTTGTAATAGGCCTCTCCATTCCTCTAACTCAGCTGCTGGGTAATCCCTAGTAACTTTGTTTTCAATAACTCCTGGGCCGTTGAGCAGTACCTTGGTTGCTCCAGGAGTGTATATACCCCACTCTGGATCATCTTGTATCACCAAGTTATTTGCCACGGCCCTTGCATCTAATGAAGCCTGTAACTCTAAAGTGTCATGGGTAAATCTTTCTTTAACATCTACCTCTAATTCTTCCAGGCCAAGCAACTCTGCTGCTCGCCTTATACATGGTTCTTCCAGAACATTACCCATTTCAGTAATTCTGTTACCAGGCGTTCTAACACTTTCACCCTTTCTGGCTCTTATGCAATTGTCCAGAGTTGTAACATCCTTAGTCCAAATTCTTGGAATCAAGCTGCATGAAGCGTAACCATCGTCTGTAATTTTTCCTACTGTTCCCATTGTTATCTCCTTAACAAATTATTAACTTCTTCCACGGAATCACGGAGAAGTATTGGTTTTTTTTGGTTTATAAGTTCCAAAAGGGTTAACCCATGTTCACTGGTTACAGCTGAAATGAGATTCCTTTTGAATCGCACCTTCTGGGGTTTCCCCATGACATTAAGTGCTATAATTTTAGATCTTAACTTTTCTGTTTTGTCTGCCCTATCTGGAATATAGGCCTGTTGGATTGAATATATATTATGCGAAGTCTTTATTACTTTACAAAAATTCTTTGAGGCTCTATCACCTATTCCCATGATGTTTAGTTCTGGCTGCTTAAAATGTGTCATGTTTATAAACTCCTTATAAATATCAAAGGGGTACACCCAGTTTTAAGTGTTACCTTTATAGTGATATGGGTTGTTGTTTTCATCCGCATTAGCCTTTAAGTTCCAATTGGTGCAAGCGATTAAATAATCTATATATGTTTTCTGGCTGATAAAAGATGTTTTTTGATTAAGGGCCTTTTGCATTTTTTGGGATAACTCCATAAATTCTTTAGCTGCTATTTTGTATTGATGTTTGTTCTCAGCTGGAATGGTGATCCTTTTTGCAGCTGGAACTTCCCTTCTAAATCCTTCTGTTTGTCTTGGCCCTGTATGGGTTCTAAATTTTGTTGTATGTCCGTTGCTCATATATTTGTATATTTATATTTATTTTTAATTTGTCAGTCAACCTGTTTTTAAAAAAAATAATAATTATTAGTGTTCTAAATTAACATTAATTATTAACACTAATTATTAACACTATTATTTTTTTTTGCTTCCATTGTTTCTAATATGTTTTTAACAATATTTAAATCCATATCACCATATGGCTTTTGATTGGCGTAAGAACCCAGCTTAGATTCAACAGCAGATTGCAATATTTTTTCAACATTATTATCTTGCAGCAAATGTGTAGTCATGCTTAATAAAGTGCGAATGTGTCTGGCAGTGTGTATCTTAAACCCTTCTATTACCATTTCTGTTGGCTGGTAATGAGTAAACCTATGATCTTCCTTTTCGCACGCTTTTATATAACCAATACTAATTAGTTTTTGCAAAATTTTTCTTAAAGTTGAAAGAGACATTCGCAAGGCAAATAAAATATCTGTTTGTGAAGGCTGGTTATCTTGCATATGCTGTATAAAAATATAATAAGCAACAAGTTTTACCTTTGGATTTGTTATTACACTATCACTCATTTTTTCAAACTCTAATTCTTCAAACAATACATTTTTCTTGTATTCACAAAAAGTCCGCAAAATATCCATATCCATATCCATAATCTTCTCCTATAAAAATTTTGATCTATCTATAATGTTTTTAACTGTGGTTGCATGAAACTGGCCACCCTTAGCAGTCTTTACGCCCCTGGCATTTAACATCTTGGCTATGGCCATCAAAGTTTTATGCCCTAGGGCCTGGATCTCACGGATCTCTGGCAATACTTGCCTAGCATAATCATCCGCTATAGATCTATTGGCCGCATGAGCAACGCCTAATCCCTTCATGGGATCTGGTGATCCTAATTGAACGCCTTGATCCTTTAACTCCTGGAGCCTGGCCTTGGTCTTGGCCCTAACATCTTTTCTAATGTTGGCTGATATGCTGACCAGCGTTGGTATGTCTAAAGGCATCAAAATGATTTCTCCGTTAGGCCTGGTTATGCCATACAACTTATGTTTTAGGCTAGATACAGCAGCAAGAAAATGTATGCTTTGGGCCAGGGTTCCTAAATCTGGAATAATAAGATCTGCATTCCTATCATTACATAAGGCAACCGCCCTTCTTAGTTCTGGTTTGTCCTTTGGTTTTTTGCTTGGTTTATCTATAAACAAATCAAGGCAAGTGGCTTGATTGTGTTTTGCAAGATTTAGCAGATCAGCTGCCAGTTGCCGTGTTTTTACTTTTTTGATTGGCAGGTAAACAACCACCCTTCTTCTTAATTTAATAAGATCAGAGGCCTCTCTTAAAATATTCTGCAATTAATAACTCCCTATAAGTAACAACCCTTAGGTTATATTTATATATATTTGTAAGTAACAATCCTACTCCTATTTATATAGAAAGTACAAAATAACGAAAACTGGAGCCAGCCCAGCTGCTAGTTGCAGCTGAACCAAACTCCAGTCAATACTACTTAACATTGCGTTGATCGTAGTGTAATCGCATAGACATAGGTATATGTCTCCAGATCCTAACTCTCCTTCTATGAGCCATATAGGAATCAAATATGTATTTGATAGGTATAAATACCAGGCCTAAAAAAATTAATATTTCCATTATGCTACCCCCTTTAGTTTTGCTCTGTGCATCTTTGCACCTAAATTTCTTGCATCCTTCCTATTCTTGTTCTGGTCGAATGGTGCTAAGGATCCAAACCAAACCTCAACAATGGCCTTTCTCAATGACACTGAATCATAGGGAGTGTCATTGGTTAATAGTTCAATGTGAGTGTGCTTAATAATGACGGATGTATGCAGATGCATTTTTTCGTCTTTAAGTTTCCAGGTGCAATTTCTGTTGCCATAAATATGGCACCATCCATGGCCCCAGATCTTTTGCGGATCTAAATGTTTTTTAGACCAATAAGACCAGGATTCATAATCACTGGCCTTCTCGTCTAACAAATAGCTTTCTGGTGATACTTCGTATTCCATTAGTACACCTCTCTGGTTATTGTTGTAGCAGATCCAGCATCAACAATTTTATAATCAAGACATCTTCTTTTTAATCTTGGGCTGTCTAACATAGCCTCAGCATTTTCTAAAGATGATGCACTTGCAGTTAAACACCAATTTTCTGGTGTATCAGATTCTTCATTTAACTTTGATAAAATTTTGAATCTTAAAATTTTTTCTTCGTAATATTCCATGTTAAGTTTCTCCCAGGCTTTTAGCCAATTTATAAATAACATACTATGTATTATATATATAAATATATAACTATCAACTTTGTAGTTTGTTATTTATAAATTAAATTACGAATTATGTAAGAGATCTCAGCTGCAAAATTGCAATTATTCGTAATTATTCCAGGAGATTATCTAACACTGGGATCTGTGAAAGTGATCCTAAAGTGTCCTGGAGAGACGAAAACTCCATGCCATCAACAATGGTGGCTTCTTGGAATACAAAATATTTCTGGCCGCTTGTGTTTGGTACAAAGAGGATTCTTTTACCTGGGAAAAATACAAAAGCATAAATATCGCAATGATAATGTTTATGTGTATCAGACTTAGCCCTATGGCTTTCAATAGGAAATGTGTACTTGCCCTCTTTTGATTTGTTCCTGGATTTAACTTGCACCTTATACAAGGCATTACCAAATTCAACAATGAGATCCGCTGGATGTGATTCACAAGTTTCATAGCAAAAATCTGAGTATTCAAGCAAGCATGACTTAACTAAAGATTCACCTAGGGATCCTAAGCGTTTGGCGTTATGGTTTTCTGTGCTTGATTTTGACATAAAGCCAGTTGTTCAGAATTAAAGATTGCCCTTCTCCCTACTTGCCTGGCATATTTTGAATTTAATAATTCAGCAGCCGCCTTTTCCCATTCACCTAATTCACAAAAGGCCAGAGTTTTTCTAAATGATAATAATGTATGGATCCCTAGATTAAAGCAGAGATCTATAAAAACATATTGGGCCTCAATTGGGTAAGATCTCCAAATGGCTAGATGTCTATCCAGATCCTTAAACACAGATTCAATGTCATTGTTTAGTAAATACATAGCCTCAGCTTCTGTTATTCCCCTGGTGTCCAGGTTGCGGCCTATACCAATTGAAGTGTACCCAGCTGAACATTCATAGGCTTTTAATACCAGGCCTTCAAAATCTTTTAACCTGGATCTAATTAGATCTCTATCAAAATGTCTATCTTCCTGGTGCATTAATTCTTAACCTTTTCATAAGTTCTAAGGCCACTCATGCCAAGCATGGCCATAACTATTGTTGAAAGTTGGCTAAAATCAAATTCTGGCGTTGTAAATGGAACATTAGAAATTATTAAAATGTATTGGATAATAGGTTCAAGCAAGAAATGATAGACCAGGGCTATGCCGCAAGCCCATCCTATAAATGGCCGCCAGCCAGCAACAAAGATGCTTTCATGTGCAGCTTCAACGGCATTTAATTCAATTTGTGCTTTGTTTAAGGAAATTATTTCCTTTTCTAATTCGTGTGAAAGCTTTAATTTTAAATCCTTATCAGCAACAAACTTATCCAGAATGTCGCTAACTGGTTTAATTAGCTTATCGATCATAAGGTGTTTTTAAATGAGGCCTCTCACAATGATTGTGAAAAGAGATGCAGCTATTGTTGTAAGACCGCCAAGCAGCCAGATCTTCATGCTATTAATTGATGATTGCAGTTCATCAGTTTTGCGATAAATGGTTTTCCATCTTTCCTGGCAAACTGCATCATGTTTTGCAAGATCTGCGGCCACATCATTGGCTGTCTTACGAATAGGCATTAGAAGTTAAAATACTCTTTAATCTTGGCCCAACGATCTGGTTGAAATTTTCTAATAGAAAATCCAAGAAAGATAACAAAAACAACTGTAATAATTAGTAAATCCATAATTATTTATCCTCTGGTTTGTTTTGCAGTTCGTCAGTTTGCTCGTCAATGTTTTCAACAACTGTATCAATTACGCCATCGTAAGTTTCAGCCACTGTATTAACAACATCACTTACATCTTTTAACGCTGCACCAGATATGGCTCCAGCAGTTTTCACAGTTGTATCAACTGTAGTCATGGCAATATCTTTACCACCCTCAATCACTGAATTAACAGTTGCACATGAGGTTGCAAATAGGCCAATCAAGATAAATGAAATATTTTTCATAATTATTTTTCCTCTGGTTGTTCAGCTTCAGCTTCATTGCCAGCTGCAATAAAATCATCTAAGCGGTATTGCTTATTTCTGTTTACTTCAGCAAATTTATTTTCTAAAGCAATTAGATCTTTTGAAATAGGCTCTAATTCTCTAATCAGCTGCAATTGATGTTCTGTGCATTCTGATTGTTTCCAGGATCTAACATTGCCATCATTATCCTCAATGTTAATTACCACTGGATCCACTACCACTTCTTCTTCTGTTTTTTTATTTTTATCATTCATAAGTATTAATACTCCCTTTTGTTGTTTATAAAATTTTATTATACAGAATTATCAATAGGATCCCATTCTTGGTTATCTTCATTCCATTTCCACATTCCAGTTGTATCTGGTTCTTGAATTGGTGCTTCCCAATGACAAGTTGTCTCATTTAATGTCCATGATGCAAAAGGTTGTGGAGAATAAAAAGCATCTAAATCTGCATCATATGTATGACCAATTGCTGCAAAGTTTTTTCTTAACGGCGTGCCACCCAATCTATGTTCACCGCATTCGGTGTTATAACTGGTTTGAATCCACTCTCCTGGTGTATCGTCTATAAAAGTATCAAAAAAGTTTTCTTCTGCTCTTATAACCTCTGTAACTATTCCCTTTTTTACTTTTGCATAATGTGCCATATAAATTCTCTTATGTTGCGTATCTTAAAATAACAATACCAGAGCCGCCGTTGCCACCAATGGCATTGCTGTCAGTGTTGCCAGAGGCCCCATATCCAGAGGCACCACCACCGCCGCCGCCTGTATTTGCGGATCCATCTCCAGGATCTTGCGGAAAGCCAGATCCTGATCCTACATTACCATTACCATAGAAACCACCAACACCGCCGCCACCAGATCCACCTAGGCCTTTTGTGTTAGTATCACTTGAATTGTAGTTAGATCCACCACCGCCACCAGCGTATGTGGTTCCGTCTAACCATGCTTTACCAGGGCCACCATCTCCGCCACTTGTGTTCGAACCACCTTCACCGCCGCCAGTTGCTTCACTTGTTGCGGTTTTACCACCACCGCCACCAGCACCATAACTGCCACCTCGGCCACCACTTGTTCCCTGTCCAGAGGTGCCGCTTCCCTGGGATGTAGTGCCAGTCTGATAACCAGAGGCACCACCACCAGATCCACCATCTCCACCTGTTCCGTTGGTGCTATAACCACCACCGCCACCGCCGCCAACAGCTGTTGTCCAACTTCCAGACGGCCCAGCAAGAGAAGAATTTGAGCCTTGTGTACCTCTGCTATCATGCGCTCCACCAGCACCGCCAGCCCCAACAGTAATTGTATGATCGCCACTTATTGTTTGGTTTGTGTATTCAAGCATACCGCCAGCACCACCGCCACCAGAGTTATAACGGCCACCACCGCCACCACCACCAGCAACGATTAAAATATCTATTCCGCTTTTTGCTGCTGGTGCTCCAAATGTTCCGCTA